TTCGGAAGTCATCTGGAGCGCCGAGCACTGGCACGCGCTGGTCGAGGGGTTGTTCATGGTCGCGGAAGACGACCCTCACGCCTTCCAGTTGTTCGCATCCGAGCCTGGGCTGTGGGTAAATCACAAGCGTCTTGCCGAGCACATTCGAGAGGGCGCGGAAGACTTGGCCGAACTGCGGAAAAAGGCCACGAAGACACGAAAGGCCAGGTATCGCCGAGACCACTTTTGGGACTCGTTCGCGATGATGCTGGTGGCCCGCTCGGTTGAGATGAGGTTGCGCGAGATCGAGTCGAAGAAAAAGGCGACACGGACGCTCGCTGAAATGGCGGCCGGCAAATGAAAGGCAAGGAACCTTTGACGCTTGCGCAGATGGCGGCACGATCGGCGGGAATTGGCGGGCGGATGGTATGCGCGAAATGCGGTTGCGCCGACTTCAGATCGAACGGCGTGCAGCAAGGCGTGGCCGTCACGTTTCGATATCGAATCTGTCGAAACTGCGGGGCGAGGTATTTCACCGAGCAACCGCCAGAGAGGATTCTGCGACCGGTTGATTCGCGGCAGCAAGACGATTCGGACGAGGGCTGTGGCGGTGGTGACATCGTTTGATCGCGAATTGCCACATTTCCACCGATGGAGTCAACACCTATCTAGCATCTTCCGCCTTCCGTTCGCGGCATTACTCTCGGCGGCATGAAAGCCGCGTCAAACATTCTCGACGAGTTCGGCCGCCCGATGCTGCGGTTGAACGGGCACGTCCGGAAGGAACTCGCAGACGCTTTCGCGAAGTCGCTCAATGGTCAACGCCAGCAGTCTCGCCAGCAGAACGCGACCTATGACGCGGCCAGTTCGTCTGACGAATACAAAAACTACTGGGCTCCAGCGGACGCGCTCGACGCCGACTCCGCCAACTCCCCCGCCGTTCGCTCAACGCTCGTGCGTCGTTCGCGATACGATGTCGGCAACAACGGGTTCAGCGACGGCATCGCGTCGACCTACGCCACGGACCTGATCGGACGCGGCCCAACGCTGCGGATGCAAACCGGCTCCGAAGGCTTCAACCGCATGGTTGAGCTGGCGTGGTTCAACTGGTGCAGCGAGATTCAGTTCCGCCGAAAGCTCTGGTGCGTCGCTCATGCCAAGCACGTTGATGGCGAGGGCCTCGGCGTGTTGCGGCGGAACGCCAAACTCAAGCACCGCGTGAAACTCGATTGGGTTTTACACGAAACCGAGCAATGCCAGTCGCCGTATCTCGCGTTTGGCAAGCCGGGGCACATCGACGGCATTGAATTCGATGAGTTCGGCAATCCGACCTACTACGAAATCCTCAAGCACCACCCCGGATCGAACAATGGCGTCGCGTATCAGCAAGCGGAACGAGTCCCGGCTGCGTTCGTGACGCACTGGTTCAAGCTCCGCCGTCCAGGCCAACATCGCGGCGTTCCGGAATGTGCCTCAACGCTGAATCTGGGGGCGTCTGCTCGACGTTGGCGCGAGGCGACATTAGCCGCGGCAGAACTCATTGCCGACTACACGTTGTTCATCAAGACGCAGTTTGAGCCGGACGAAATGGACACGGTTTCGCCGATGTCCACGATCGACGTGCAGAAGCGAATGATCACGGCACTGCCGGCTGGGCATGATGCTTTCCAGCCCAAAGCCGAGCAACCGACCGTCGGGCACGCGGAGTTCAGCAAGTCGCTCATCAACGAACAGGCCCGCCCGAAGTCGATGCCGTACAACAAAGCGGCGTGCGATTCGTCGTCATACAACTATGCCTCCGGGCGATTGGATCATCAGACCTACTACGGGCATTTGAACGTCGATCGCGACGATTGCGATGACTGCGTGCTCGATCCCATGTTCTCGGTCTGGTTTGATTATGCCGTCGTCGCTTACGGGTGGCTCGGTGGAGATCCCGACGCCATCAGCGCTTCTGCCAAGGCCCACTTGTGGGACTGGCCGAAGCATCCGGTGGCCGACATCGGAACTGAAGCGGACGCCAGCGACAAGAAGCTGAAGAACGGCACCGCCTCTATTGCCTCAGAGCAAGTTGCCGCCGGGCTTGACCCGGAAGACGAGCTGATCACCAAGGCTCAATACAACGGCATCACGGTCGATCAGCAGCGGCAAATCAACATGCTTCTGAATCTTCCGCAGCACGTCATCCCGGTTGTGTCAGTGCTGCTCGGACTCGTTCCAAGGGCGGTGACATCCACGATTCCGGAAGCACCAAAGGAGACGCCAGTCAATGCGTAAATGGAAGACCATCAAAGCCGCCGCCGCGTCGCCTGCCAAGATCATCGCCATGTCCGCGCCGGTCACGATTGCGGCCGCAGAAGGCGAAGCAGCCGACGGGCCAAAGACGTTCACGAGCACGTTCTACACGGGCGGTGCAATGACACTGGCGGGCTGGGATTTGCCAGTCGTCATCGATCTCGCGGGACTGAAGCCCGGCAATGTGCTCGTGGCCAATCTCGATCACGACCAGACAAAGCGGGTCGGGAACTTCAGCGCGGTGAACGACGGCAAATCGCTGGTCGCCATCGGCAAGGCAACGGCCGCGACGGCGGCACGCGATGAGGTCGTGAACTCCGCGCAGGCGGGCTACCAGTGGCAGGCCAGCTTGGAGGTCAACCCGACGAAGGTCGAGACACTCGCCAAGGGGAAGACGGCAACGGTCAACGGACAAGTGGTCACCGGCCCCGCGTACATCACGCGCACGGGCACGTTGAAGGGATTTGGGTTCGTCTCGCACGGTGCGGACGACAACACGACGGCAACGATTGCGGCAGCGGCCGCACCAACGGAGAAAAACGAAATGGACCCGAAGCTCAAAGCATGGATCGAAGCAATGGGCTTCGACGTTGAGGCCATCAGCGCCGATCAACTCGCGGGACTGACCGCGAACTACAACGGCCAGAACGGCAAGAAGCCTGTCCCAGAGATCAAGGCCGGATTCGAGGCCGTCAGAGCAGAGCGGGAGCGGGTTGACGGGATCACGCAATACGCGCTCAGCAAGTGCGAGCAGCAGCCGCGCAACATCGACGCCATCAAGATTCTCGCCGAGCAGGCGATTGACGCCAAGTGGACGCTCGACAAGTTCCGCATGGAACTTCTGGAAGCCAGCACGCCGGAAGCGTCCAGCCCGTGGACCAGTCGGCCGGATGAGCGGCTGAACAACCGCATCCTGGAGGCGGCCGTCTGCATGACTGGCAGGCTCGGTGACGATGACTCGCTCGTGAAGATGTTCGGTGCCGATACGCTCCAACAGGCACACGAGCGGTTCCCGCAAGGTATCGCGCTCAATCAGCTCATCATGATCGGTGCACAAGCCAACGGCTACCGGAACGGCCACTCATCCAAGGTGACTGTCGAGGCGCAGCGGGCCGCGTTCGGGATGTCGACGCCCGCACAAATGCGGGCGTCCGGATTCTCGACGGTCTCAATTCCGAACGTCGTCAGTAACGTCGCGAACAAGTTCCTGCGACAAGGCTGGGACGCGGTCGATATGACGCCGCTGCGCGTTGCGGCCATTCGCTCGGTGACAGACTTCAAGACCATCACCACGGTCTCGCTGATCGGGGACACCGAATTCCAGAAGGTCGGGTCCGGCGGCGAGATCGCCCACGGCAAACTCGGCGAAGAGGTTTACACCAACAAGGCGGACACCTACGCCCGCATGTTGGCGATCACCCGCACCGACTATATCAATGACGACCTCGGGGCACTGACCAGCACGCCGAAGAAACTCGGGCGCGGTGGCGGGCTGATGCTGAACAAAATCTTCTGGACGAAGTTCCTGAACAACTCGGCGTTCTTCACGTCGGGCCGGAGCAACGTCAACACGGCCGTGGCCGATATGACGCAAGGTGGCCTGGATGCGACGAACACGATTTTCGTCAGCCAGACAGACGCCAACGGAGACCCGGTTGGAACGGCTCCGAAGATCCTGCTGGTGCCGACCGCACTGGAGACGAAGGCCCGCACGCTGATGTCGTCCGAGAAACTGAAGGGCGACACCAACGAGCCGGAAGACAATCCATGGCGCGGTCGATTCCGGGTTGAGTCCAGCCCGTACATGCACAACACCGCGTATACCGGCTACAGCGCGGCGGCGTGGTACATGCTCGCCGATCCGGCGGACTTGCCGGTGATCGAGATCGTCGCCCTGAACGGCCGCGTAGAACCGACGGTCGAGACTGCCGACGCGGACTTCAACGTGTTGGGTGTGCAGATGCGCGGCTACAGCGATGTCGGTGTCGAGCTGCAGGAATACCGCGGCGGCGTTCGTGCTGATGGCGGATCGAGCTGACCTCCTGGTTCTGGCGATTTAGTGCGGGGTGAGCAATCACCCCGCTTTCTCAGTTCACGAAACATCCGGAACAAAACCAATGGCAACGACGAATATCACAATGTTCCGAAATCCAGCCAAGGCATTTGGCTGCCATTTGCTTGAGGGGGAAACAGGCCCCGTCGAAGAGGCCCTAGCAAAGCAGCTGGTCGCTCTTCGTCTCGCGGTTGATGTCGATCAGCCGAAGCAGATTCAGGGCGTTCCAGATTCGCCCAAGATCACGGGGGCAGAGCCTGCGGCATTCGCGGAATCCGCTCCGCCAGCCAAGCACACGCAGCATTCCAAGCCCAAACCGTAATTCTGCATGGCTGTGTAGCCACTCAGGAACAGTTTCAATCAGTTCAGCAAAAGGAACTTAGTTATGCCAGAAGCGGCCCTGTACAAAGAAGGATGCATGATCGATTGGACTCCGACGGCTGCTGTTGCGGCCGGCGAGGTCATCCAGCTGAAGGACGGACGCGCAGCATGGGCTCCAACCGCAATCGCGGCTGGAGTGCAAGGCTCTGTTCAAGTCTCCGGCATCGTGACCATCCTGAAGGTCATCACGCAAACGATGCTCGTCAGCAACAAGGTGTTCTGGGACGTCAGCGCTAGCACCTGCAACCTGCTGCACGGCGGCGACAAGGATTTCTTTCTCGGCACGGTTGTTGAGGATGCGACCTACGCCGGCACGACGGTCAAGGTCAACCTCAATGCGCATCCGGCGTATAACCTCGCGCTGCGAGACGGCTACGCTTCGATCCCGATCAGTACCGCCGGCTGGCCGCACATCTACGGCGGCGGCAACTCGGTCGGCATGAAGTTCGACCTGACTGCGGAAGCGCAGAAGGTTGATGCTTTGTCATTGCGAGCGGTCGCGACGGCAACGCCCGGTGTGTTGCAGGCCCTGGTGTGCATCAACTTGAACGGCGACGATGCGGCGTTCGACTTCAACGTCGGCTTGGCTGACGGAACGAACGCGACCGATGCCGACACGATCACCAGTTCGCTGTTCATGCTCTTGGACGGCACCGATTTGAACATGAACTTTGAATCGGACAACGCTGCTGCGGAAGTGGCTGCGACCGACTCGACGCTGGACCTGGTTGTCGGCACCCCAAAGCTGATCACCTGGGACCTGCGGGACTGGGCCGACATCAAGGCTTACGTCAACGGCCTGCGAGTCTGCGACGGCACAACGGGCACCTCGCGAACCTTCACACTGGCTGGTGTGGCTGGTCCGTTGAAACTTCTCTCTCACATGGAAAAGTCTTCCAACGACAGCCCCGGCAACGTGACCGTGATGGATCTTGGGTTTACGTCGTTCGACGTGTGATCGTTGTTGTCGGTGACGCGGGAGGTCGATTGGTGACCATCCAGCCTCATAAGCTGGAACAGAGTGGATCGACGCCACTTCCCGCCATTTGATCGGAGATCGCCATGACCGAACCAACGCCGGAAACCATCGGAGACGCCATCGAACAGGTGGCGAAGAACATGGTCAGTTCCCAAAGCGAGAACGGGCGCCAGATTCAGTTCCTGTCGGTCGATGAGATGATCAAGGCGGATCAGCACATTGCGAGCAAGCGAGCGTCAACGAAACCGCATTTCGGGATGCGAATGACAAAGGCCGTGCCGCCTGGGGGTGGTTGATGCCGTCGCGTTTCGAGGATCGGTTTCAGACTCTGGCCGTGCCGACATTCGAGCGAGAGTTCGGCGTGACGGTCACGTTCACTCGCGGGGTCAATGTTTCAGACGAATTTACAGCACGGCGAAACGACCGAACGCACAAGGCCATCGGCGCTGAGTACGGGATCGAAATCAGAATCATGATGCGAGATTTCATCCTTCCAGTGACCTCGGTGGTCGTTGATGGGGATGCAGTCGAGCCGAGAACGGGCGACAGGATCACGGAGGGCGATGAGATTTTCGAGATTCAACCGCCCGACAACAACACACCATCGGTCGAACTGCAGGCCGGTGGCTACGAGTGGATCGTTCACACGAAGCGAGTCGAATGAGCGGAATTCCAATACTACTGGCTGATGCCGTGACCACGGTGCTGGAAGCCGCCCGCGTTGCGTCGGCGTTGACCTCGCTGACTGCGGACGAAAAGCAGACGTTGAGGATTCGGCGGTCATACCCAGACTGGGACGACGATTTCAAAGACTTGAAGACACTTGCAGTCGATGTCGTGTTCGTGGCGAGCGGTGGCGACTTGGTTGAACTCGATTCGGAGACATCGCTGAGCACGGACCCGGCGATTGACGTGGCGGTTCGATACCGATTCGCG